CACCGGTTCCGCATACCTGGAAATAATATGAGTGGACATTATCAGCATTAAACGAAATGCGATCCGCAATTCTGCGATTGCTCACGGAAAAGTCAAACCCCAAAAGGTTCTGACACGGGTAGTTATTGATAACATACTTCTTGATGATAAACTTACCGGCTGTCGCAAGAAGTTGTAACCCCTCATTGGCTGCCTGTGGCATGGAATTGATATATTCCTGTGTCGAAGTATCCGCCTGTATGGTCTGGCCATTAGACGAAAACATCTTCTGCAAAGTAGCCAGTTTTATATCTTTCCATGTTGTTACTGCCATTGTTATTACTCCTTCTTTTTACGACCGCCACGCTTCTTGATAACCGGCTCCGCCTTTACTTCCGGCTCCTCTTGTACGGGCTCCGGTTCGGGTATGGGTTCGGGCTCCGGCATGAAATCCGGTTCCTCTTCAGCCTTTATCGGCTCCGGTTTATCAGCCTTTATAGGCTCTGTCTGATAGGCTTCGGACCCACAAAGATTAAAAACCTTTGTTATCCGCTTTCCGCCTATTATGTCTCCTACTTTCATAATTCCTCCTAAAAAGGGAGAGGGCATATTTCAGCCCCCTCCGCCTGGTAGATCAACGATCAGCTCAAAGTTGTAGCAGTAGCATCACTGGAACCGCCCATGAGCACATGCCTCCAGTTGGTGAAGCCAACGCTCATACGGGCAAAGCCGTTGTAGATCAGGTTCCTGGACTTAACTTCTACATCGTTCTCCACATCCAGAGGTGTCCTGTCGTAAACCCTGGTTCCCAGAAGGGCCTTGTTAGCCTTCGAGGACATAAGGATATAAGGATCACCGGTAGCGGGTGTCCAGAGAGGATCAACAACGAGCTTCCAGCGGCCACGCTGTGTATTGATATCGTTGTTGTTCGTGCCAACCTCGCCATCAGATCCGATAATCTTTTTGACCAGATCTTCCAGTGCGGGCCTGTTTCCGGGAATGACTACGGTATCAGCATCAAGGCCGAGCACCTCACCTCTGTCATCCCTGAAATTCCTCATGATATTGGACAGTCTGTTCAGCATTGTGCTGTTAGATCCCAGAGGATTTGAGAACAGGTTAGACTGTGTAGGATCTACGGTCACACCGCCGATAGGCAGGATTGAAGCTGCGATAGCCTTCAGAGGATGTGCGGCATTGAACAGTGCCAGACCATCTGCTCCGGAGATATCTATTCCACTGGTGCTGCCCCAGGTCATAGTCTTGGTGTTACCCACTGAAGTAATCAGTGCGTTAGACAGGAACTTCGCCCTGGATCTCTTGTAAGACTGGACCATATTGAGCATCTTGGCCTTTGCCTCTGCGATCATGTTATCGTCCTTCCACTCCTTGGAGACGGTAACAGTCTTTGAGAAGGTCATGTGCTCCACGAACTTCTTGTAACCCTCGATTGCGATATCGTCCGCTGCGTTCTCACCCTCGACCTTGGTGTCGAAGTCTCCCAGACCGCCGATAGTGGTAGCGACCTCGCCCCACCTCTTGGACTTCATCTCGTTTGCCAGGGCCTTTACCAGATCATCGTAATCGTTCTGCTGTGCATCAGCATCGAAAATTGTTGCGTTCAGGAGTGTAGCCCACTCATTCCACATATCACCATTCTTGGTGCTGTCTCTTACTATAACTGCCATTTTTTAACCTCCATTATGTTTCTGCTTGTTGTAAAGTGCTTTGAGCTCCTTCGGTGTCTTATCGGGGAACCATTCTCTCCACTCTGCGATCTCGCTTTCCGGTATATCTTCCGACTTGTCCTGATCCGCCAAACCACTTGTCTGTGCCAAATGTCCTTTGGACTTAACCTGATTGATTGCCTGCTGCTGTGCTGCCTGTGACTTAATGCTTGATAACCGGTCAAAATTTACAAGCTTATAAGCATCTGACAGCCTTATTCCAGGATGTGCGTTGCAATACTCCACAACTTCCCCGAAATTATCCTGCATGACAATATCCTGCTGTGAGGATACGGAAGGATCAAAAGCTATGATGTTCCGCATATCCTCTTCGATCATTCGCTGGGACTGCATCTGATTGCTTGCCTCGATAGCGGCCTGTGCCTGCTGCATCAGAGGACTGTTTGCAATAGCCCTGTCAATGATCCCCGGATCTACTCCCGCACTCTGCATCTGCTGTTTCGCTTCCATGCGGTCCTGTGCAGCCATAGCCTCCACATAATCAGCAGCCGTGAGAATAGGTGCTCCGGTTTCGGGATTTGTATAACCCCTAAACTTCTCCGCATACATAGCATCTATGCGGGCCTGTTCAGCCTGGTATTTATTCCGGGCCTCTTCCTCTGCCCTTCTACGCATATTTGCAAAAATGCGGTTCTGCTCTGGTGTCTGCTGCTGGACGGGCTCAGCTTCTTTTTCGTCCGGTGTTTCCTCAACTTCCGTGTTTTCGGTCGCATCAACATCAGAGGTTTCCACTTCACCTTCCAGATCAGCGACTTCTGGATCAATTACGCTTGTGTCAGCCTCCGCATCCTCTGCGAAAAACTGAAGGTTCAGCTCTAGTGTGTCTTTATTCATTTTGTTATTCTCCTTTGGATTTTCCCGCTTTTCCTGCGTGATTTATGTATTAAAAAAGCACTGCCGCTATGACAATGCTTTAATACCTACTCTTCGGATATTTCCACCGGGTCATAGTCAGTGAAAAACACCTTATCTTTGTTATCGCAATTCTTATTCCGGCATACTATTTCCATCTTGTAGGCAAATGTGCCGTCCTTGCGTTTAACAAGCTTATTCGAGAGGATACGACCCTCCGTCTGGCATTTCGGGCATTTCATCCTGTGCCGCTCCTTCCTGCATTTCCTGCATCTGCTGCATCTGTGCCGCCTGTTCCTTCTGTTCGTTTATCCTCTGCTCTATCATGTTCAGTGCCATACCGGCATTAGGATATCCGTTAGCCTTCTGTACGGTCCAGTATAGTCTGGCCGTTTCAAGGTCTCCGACTGAACCGAAAGCACCGCTCTGGAGTTTCATATCTGCCTGGTTCCACATGCTCTCACGGTTAGCCATGAGTGTAGATGTAGGATCAGTCTCAAAGATAAATTCATCATCCCAGTAGAAGTTTCCGGAACTATCTAACTTCAGAAAGTCTTTGCGGTTTAACTGTGCGTACTGCTGTGCTCCGGAAGGATCTGTAAAACTTATCTCCGTGGTCTGGTCACTGTACGCAAGCCAGAATTTGAACATCAGCTCATACAGTTTCGCATAAGCCTCGTTCTTCATTGTCCGCTTACTTTCCAGACGGCCTGCCGCCTGATTGATTGCGTACTGTCTGGCAGTACCGGAAGTCTCTGAAGCCTGGAAACGACCCTGATAAGCATCTGTGATACCGAGTGTTGACTTCGCCCATGCGTAGTTGATCTCCAGGAAGTTTTCATCCATGTTTGTATTCGGCTGCACATTGATAGTCTGGATCAGACCCGCTTGTGCCGCATTATCCACACGGATTATCTTCAGCTCTTTATCGGTCTTTTCAACATCTATACCCTTCGGCAGTACCACATAGGAACCGCCCTTCAGGAGCTTTTCGTTTATCTTTGTTCCGAGCTTCTTTATGGTATCCTGCTGGTCTATGATGACTTCCGTGTCAGAAGATCCCATAAGCTGGTCATTCCGGGATACATTCTTCCGGAGGACTATAGGATACATATTCGGGGTATAGTACGGTATTTTCTTCCGTATCTTTTTAATGGAAAGTGACGGCTGTCCGGTAATAGGATCTATCAGCATATTGCCGTTTTCATCCTGCTGGTAAACAGGGTTTCCGTCCTCGTCCTTCTCGACCTCTTCCGTAAATGGATCTACATAGCGGGGACTATTGCCGTCCATGCGTACTTCTATGCCCTCGATCATTTCTTCGTAATCTTCGGGCATCTTTTTGACCTTCTTACCGCCACACTGCGGGCAAACCCCGTTCTGCATCACCGTACCGCACTTGGCACAATGATCCAACTGGCGGCTCTGGTAATCCTCAATATCCAAAAGCTCATGCCTGTCACACCAAATATAGCAGCCTATTCCGCCATGGTCATTTCTGTAGAAAGCGGTATTAACTGTCACAATATCGGGATTTGTGGAAGCATCTTTGATACCGTAGACCGCCTCAACCTGGTCATTTTCGGCATCCTCCACGCTCACCCCGTAGATCCGCTTAACATTCTTTTTGGTCATGACTTCCTGGACAAAGAAGTAGTCCATATCGTCAAAGTTGATGACACCGGGCTGCGGCACAAGCTTCCGGGGATGTACTTCCGTTATCTTCAGATCACCAACCTCTGAATGAAGTCCTTTGTTTGTGTCCCACTGGACATAGAAGTAATCAGCACCCACCGTAGGCACTACTCTCTCCATGCCGTCATTCAGGGAAACAAAACCGCAAGTCTTGATCTTATTTTCCAAAAGCCGCTCTATCTTTTTTGCCAGCTCCGCATCATCCTCATGGATAGCCCGGACCTTCGGCATAGGGATAGAACTATCAACCTGGCTCTCTATCAGCTCATAAACGATATTTCTGACATTAGTGGCAAGTTTCGTGGGAGCTATGTTGGAATTTGCGCTCTGTGATACAGTGCGGCTGCCGTTATAGTAATCGGTGTACTTCCGCATAGCATTACGCTCATCCCCGTATCTTTCCTGTGCTACATCCAGCTTATTCTGCCACTCTTTCAGTTTCTTACTTTCCGTAACTGCACTTGCCATTCTTTTTACCTTTGAGAAAAACTTATTCAATTCGGCTCTCCCCATCTTTCAATCAGTATTGCCCGATCTTCCAGAGAAGCGTTCTCATAATCCTCATACATATCAGGCCGCCACTTTATAGGGTTTTCTCCGGGGCCACTATTACTTGCTCCGGAGGTCCAGTAAATGGCCAGATATCGAACCGCATCTACCGCATGGGTTAACTCATGGGGCTGATTTGCGTATACATTCGGTTTTTTGCTGTCATGTTGTATCTTCTTCAGACACCGGAGTAAATTCGGTGCACAATCATCCAGGATTGTCAGCTTGCTCTTCTGATCCTCTCCGTGCTTCAGTAGTTCCTTCAATGCCAGACACCCGGCGGCTTTATCATTGTTGACCTTCGTCAGATTTACACCAAACTCACCAAACAGAATGGCGATACTCTTACCTGTCTGTGGGCTCCGGTTCCATAGATCCGGCGGGGCTAGGAACTGCTCAATTCTGCCATAATCCTTTGCTATTTCCAGAATAGTGGCAGCGGCGGCTCCGACCGTCATATCACTTTCATAAATCTCTGATATGATCTGGAAGTTTCCGAAGGCATCACGGGTAAAGAAATAACCCGCCAGCTTATCCAAACCGTAGTCCATAACAAAGTATGTGACTAAATTCTGCTTTAACGGGTCATGTGTCAAAATCGAGCTATCAATAACTTCCGGGAAAAACGCTCCGCCCGGAACACTCATAGCCTCCTCTACCGTGGCCGGATACTCCTGTGCCATCAGTACATCACCGATATTCTTTTTAGTCTCATTATACCATTCCTGTGTACGCTTCGGATCTGCATACCACGGTATGAAAATCTTGTGAAAACTGTTTTCCTGCTCAAACAGCTCCTCAAAAAGCGTACCCCTCTGGATAGTCGATATTCCGATTAAC